AATATCCAGATATAACTGGCCTTCAATGACCACGAAGTCCACATGGCTGTCGCCACCTGCGACGAAGGGTATCAGGTCTAAGGCTGTGTCAACAAAGCCCTGGATGACCTCATTATTGACCTGATTGATGCGGGCGATAATCGCCGGGTCATAACCATTATTGGTAATGACCACGCCCGCCTGGACGAGTCGGGCTAAGAGCGCGGACCTTAAGGTAAATGCCTTGGCCGGCACACAAATCCGTAGCGGGGTGCCTGCGAGGATTTTATCCCCACTGCGCAGGAGCCCCTCAATCCCCGGAACGGCCGTCAGCCAATAACCCGAGAGCGTGGCTGGTCCGCGGAATTGGAACTTCGTCCCGGTATAGGCTAAGGTCCGCTGGGCCGCACCTTCGGAGTAAATGTCGCGTCTCAGGTCAACCGCTTCCTTGAAACGTTTGGCAAAGACCCCTTCCACGGTCTGGAAGGCATGGCTTAAACCACGTTGCCACTTCTTAAAAGCCTCCTTAATCTTGGCTAAGCGGTTGCCTTTAATCTCCGCGGCCGGTAGACCACTCCGACTCCAGAAGGCCGGGTTCAAGACCGTTTGATAACCCGCTTGGCTGGTCTCGGCGATGCGGTTCTGAAAGGCCGTCTCATCCGGAATGACCAGGTCGCGCTTTTCACTGAGCCACTCGGCCTCATTCTTCAGGTTCTCCGCCCATTTCTCGGGAATCCGTCCCGGCGCCTCGGTCGGCCGCTCCACTATCAACTGCACATGACTCACGATTGTAGGCATAGTAATCACCTCCTCCACTATTCCTGCGACCCAGTCCGGGGCTGGGTCAAGTTCCAGATCAACACTGCCCGGAACAGCGTCGTGGGCAATATTGCCCATACCTTCGTCAAAGTGCCAGTATGCCTTCGTATTCGCATCTATCGGATGTGGTTGAGTTGTCAGGACAAAATCCTCGGTATGCCGCACCGCATCTGAGATACGTAGGTCATCTATGGTAACCGGATAAGTCTCACTATCCCGTTTCCAGTTGACATAGGTGGTATGTATCTCAGGTGATGGGTCAAAGGACATCTCACCCTGAGCGACCAATACACCATCAATAAAGAGTCTGCCCTTGCGTGGTGCGTTCTTGATATTCGCCTCACAATGGTGCCAGAGTCCGTCCCGATAGGTTGCGGGAGTCCAGATATTCCACTCGCGGCCCGTGGCAATCTCATAGGATTTGAAACGGATAGAACCATCCCATTCCGCAAAGAGACACAGCGACTCAAACCAGTCAATGGGCGGCGGGAATGGGTAACAATAGCCGAAGATGAAACGTGGTTGACTCGGACCAATGGGTTCTAACTTGAACCAGCCATCAATCGTGATGTCACCCTTCTGGAGAGTTAACCCTTCTCCGCGGCCCCCACCGATAACCGCATATTTTATTGCCGTCTTTGCCATATTTCATCACCTCCTTTTCAAGTTAATTAGTGAATTAGTTAATTAAGTTAATTGAGTTGATGGGATGGTTAACCTAATTAACTAATTAACTAATCAACTAATTAACTAATACTCTCGCACGTTCTAAGAACTCATAAATCTCCTGCAGCGGCACCACGCCCACCATAGTAGAGACCAGTTGTCCGCGATAGACCTTGACCCAGACCGCAATCCCGATAAGTTCGTGCCTGCCTGCCGAAGCCTCGGCGCAGGCAGGGGTATCTTTAAGGAAGACGCCACCGCCGGAATTACCGGGCCAGATGGGGGCGCTTACTTCCCAGAAGAGTTCACGAGTTGACGAGTTCACGAGTTCACCAGTAGACTCATGGACTCGTGAGCCCGTGAACTCATGAACTTTGGTAATAATTCCTTCGGACGGTCTCGGGGGTAACCCCAACGCGCACCCCACGACCCAGACGGGCGTGAAGATTTTGGGGACGTAATTGCGTGGAGCAAGTCGGGCCGGTCTTAGCGTCTTGAGTCTTGCGTCTTGGGTCTCAGGCCCAGAACGCATGACGCATGACGCAGTGCGCAGCCTCCCGTAGGGACAACGCAATAATGCCAAATCCTTACCTGTATCGGTAGCAACCACGGTAGCCGCAACCTTTAGGTTGCGCAGGCTAAAGCCTGCGGCTACCTGTCCGTAATCGTAGAAGCAGACCTCAACGCAGGAAAAATCACCCACCACATGTGCCGCAGTCAGAACATAGATGTCTTGCGTCGTGGGTCGTGCGTCTTGAGTCTCAGACACAGGACGCATGACGCCTGACGCAATGACCACCCCTGACCCGCAACCCGCCGCGCTCTCAATCCGCACACTCGGATAAAGCAGGTCTTCGTAGAGCGTCTGGTAGTCTGGCGTCCTGCGTAATGCGTCTTGAGTCAGACGTTCTGAGACGCACGACGCACAACTCATGACGCATAACACGATAATGATTAACTTTCTCATATATTCACCTCCCTCGGGACTTTGGGAAAAAGTATTCGTACCAGTCCCAGGGCTGGGCCGGGTCAAACACATCCGCACCCTGAAGTTCTTCAGACTCCGGTATGGTCTCATCCGGCAAATTCTCTTGTTTACGCCGGTCCGGGGCATTGGAGACATTCATCCGATAGCAATACCGGCAATAGCCCAATTCACGGGCCGCCTGGGCGGTAAGATTATCACCCGGGGCGACCGGTTTTCTGCATCCTTTACATTGCTTATATTCGTTTTTCATATTTCACCCCTTTCTAACCTCTACCTTCTATCTTCTGACATCTGTCTTCCGCCCTTCCCCCTCCATATATTAAATTAGAGATCGGTGGGTTTCTGACATAGAAATCCGAGAAATATGGGAAAATAGTTAAAATAGTTATTGACTTTTCTGGCGGAGCGGTATAACATCCCGTATGGAAAAGAGAGGTGAAAATGACCTGTCGATTAACAGAGCTATTTACCGATAAAAATCTTGTAGAGAAAATCCAGAAACGGCTACCGTATTTATTCCAGATCGCGGAATTAGAGAGTTCAAGAGCCGGTAGAACCGGCATGGAAGTTGGCTCCGTTCGTGAAAGAATAATAGTCGCTTTACTTATTTATAAGTTTGGTGAATCTAATATAGAAACAGAAATTCCTATTACCGAACCGGAGGTGGATGTAAAACTATTTGGTAGTCTCGTATCCATCAAGACTATTACTATTAAGGGTAATACAGTTGGTGGTGTTAAACTTATATGGACAGTAGATACTCAGAAGTCAAGGGAGTTTCTTGAGGGTTATTATCCTCATTGCGAAATGTTGCTTGCTCAGATTAAGTGGAATGAGCCGGGTGGCTTTTATTATATTCCCGTAGAGGTTCAGCAAAAGGTCTTTGATAAAATGGGCAGAGGAAATTATATTAAACTCCCTAAACCAGGCACCAATCCTCGTGGTTCTGAAATCACCAAAGAGGCATTATCAGGTCTTATTGCAGACAAGCAGTCTTATTGTATACCTATAAATTGGCAAAGGTCAAAAATAGATTTCAATCCATACAAGAGATGGGTTGATTTCTGGAAGGAAGATTAGCATGGCGGTATCTCAAAGGAAAGAAGGCACGAAAACAAGCGCCTTTGGCTCACCCGGCAGAATCAATCACGACTCCAGCAGTTTTTACAAGAGCCGATTATATGAGGGATTACCTAAAGAAGAACCAGTTAAATACGAGGAAAATGCCATCCCTTCAGAATATCTGGATAAGGTTTTCGCTTCCTCAAGTGAGCAAATGATTGAATTACCTGATAATAGCGTTCATCTGATGGTTACCTCACCGCCTTATAATGTCGGTAAAGAATATGATGAAAACCTATCATTAAAGGAATACCGGACATTTCTCAAGAGGGTTTGGAGCGAGGTTAAAAGGGTATTGGTTTCGGGCGGACGCGTCTGTATCAATGTTGCCAATCTGGGTAGGAAACCATATATACCCCTTGACGCATTTATTATAGAAGATATGCTTGATTTGGGATTCCTGATGCGGGGTGAGATTATCTGGAATAAGGCATCCAGCGGTAGTCCTTCCACGGCCTGGGGCAGTTGGCTCTCTGCTAAAAACCCCATCCTGCGTGATATCCACGAATATATCCTCGTCTTTTCCAAAGGAGTGTTTTCCAGAGGGAGTATCAACGGTAACAAAAGCACTCTGTCTAAAGAAGAATTTCTGGAATATACCAAAAGTGTCTGGACATTTTCCGCGGAGTCAGCCCGAAAGGTCGGGCATCCGGCGCCATTCCCGGTTGAATTACCCTCTCGGGTTATAAAACTCTACACCTTTGAAGGTGATATAGTCTTAGACCCGTTTATGGGAAGCGGTCAGACCGCGATTGCCGCTCTCAAAAATAACCGTCATTATGTGGGCTATGAGATAAGCAAGGAGTATGTCAGATTAGCCGAAAGACGCATCAAAGAATTCATTACCCAAAATTCTCAGCAGTTAATAGGACACGAGGTAATGGCGGTAAGAGAACCGTGGGGAAAATACCGGACGAAGAAGTAATAATATAAGAAAGATGATAATTCGGCGGACACCAGACCCCGTTAGAGATAATGCCGAAAGCGTTCGGGATGACCGACCTATCTCTAACGGGGCAGACCGAATAGGTAGGTCCCTACGGGAGGCTATCGCTCTAAGGCGGCACCGGAATTAGATAACGAAAACCGTGTCCGAAAGACCTTGTAAACAAAGGGACGCAGACTGCGGTGTGTGGCACGGATAAATGATTTAGTCCAGAGGGCGCAATTAGAAACGACTGCCGCAGTAGAGGCGCGAATGTCCGGCGCACCTCTTGAGGTGGTAACCGTTTCAGGCAGTGGTAACCAGGGCCTGATTACCTTCTTGCCCATCAATGCCATCGCTCATCAGACCTCATTAGACGAGGAAAGACTCCTTAAATCACTGGCTCTTTCCTGCCTGGTAACCGCTTATACGACTTATCATACGGGATATTTAACCCCTTTATGCGGCTGTTTTATTAAATCAGGCGTCGGAGCGACGGCTGGTATGGCTCACTATCTCAAAGGCAGCGAAAAACAGATATCATCCGCGGTAAGGAATATGGTGGAAATCGGGTCGGGTATCATTTGTGATGGTGCCAAGGTCAATTGTGCCTTAAAAGCCGCCAGCGCTACTGCAACTGCGGTAG